CATTTCATTTTGAGTATTGGAAACCGTCTTGGGTTGCAAGATATAAATCCTTGGTATTCCAGTGTTGCGGTCAGCTTTGGCGCCGATAAATTAACAATGCAATGGCAAGAAGTATTTGAATGTGCTTCAACTTTTAGACAATATACAGAAGATAGCAGAAAAGCATGGTATGAATTTCTTTTTTCAAACTTCCTTGGACTAGGTGAAATGCTTGGCTTTACCTGGGAACAAGTCGAGCAAGCCTATTTTGCAAAGAATGCCGTAAACCATAGCCGGCAGGAAAATGGATATTGAGGTGCAAACATGCAGGAACGAATGACAGCGGCAGAATATCGCAAGCAAACTAAGAAAACTAAATATGGCTCCAAGAAAGTTGAATTGGACGGATATGTTTTTGACAGCAAGATCGAAGCCCGTTACTACGAGCGATTGAAATGGCTTCAGGAAAACAATCGAATCTTATTTTTTCGTCTACAGCCGCGGTACTTGCTTCAGGAAGCTTTCGAAAAGAACGGAAAGAAGTACCGCAAGATTGAGTACATCGCAGATTTCGAGATTCACCATTTGGATGGATCCATCGAGGTTGTTGATGTCAAAGGCGTACAGACAGAAGCGTTTAAGATCAAGAAAAAGTTGTTCGAGCACAAATATCCCCATAAACTCAGCTTGGTTACATACAGCAAGAAATGGGGCGGATGGATTGAATTGGAGGAATTGGAGAAGAAACGGAAGGCGGCGAAGAAAATGGCGCAGGCAGGGATTTAGGCGCTGGACTTCTCTATTGCCTCATATAACCGTTTTAAAACGGAACATGACTATTTATATACCAAAATCTTAAAACGGCTTAGAAGCCAAAATAAACAGTTTAGGAGTGGTATGAATGACAGCAACATACGTTCATGATCCAGAGGACAGATACAATCTCCGAACCAGCACCGGATGGAGAGCCAAACGCCCCGGCAAGGTTACAATCTGGTATCTAACTCCGGAACAGCTGGAGCGGGTAAGACGGGGCGAGCGCACAACGGATGTGATTGGCAATGACAAGAAGGGTCGTTGAACATCGGGCCTTATCTAAGGACCGGGAAGAATTAATGGTCATCACGGTGTTTGAAGAAGGCCTAAACAAGGAACAGGTGCGTAAGGAAAGTATCTTTAGCAAGAGACACGGTGTCCTTGTTGGCAAGAACGGCAAATATGACTGGAAGTGAATGCAATGAACCAATCTGATCGTGAAATGATGATCGAATGGCTGTGGTTGGTGACGGGCTATAGCAGGGAGTATTGGGAAAAATGTTCGGACGAGCAACTAGCGAAAGAATATGAAGATCATATGAGCTGGAAATAAAAAAACCGGGTTCCCCCGGCTGGTAAATTAGTGGACACCTATATTTTACCATAGGGGGAATACCGGTGGAAGATTTAAACAAACAAATGGTCGCTCAAATAGATTTGATGGAAAATGCGGTTTATAGGGTCGTAGATGGCCAACTGATCAAGGTAACAAAGCCAGGGACAGGGTTCGGTGAGCAAATTATCACGTGGCAAAATAATAAGCCGACCCATTGCAAAATCACTTTTACGGAAAAGTAGAACAATGCTGCGATAGAAAGGGTGAGAGAATGGCTAAATCTTTATTATGGTTGATAGTCATCTTGGGGTTTTTATCTTTGGTAATTACTCATTCTAGTGGTGATCATATTGGGGCGTTCCCTCGAGTAATGTTGCTTTCATGCCTGGGAATATTGGCTTTATGCGAGTCGATTGAAAAGGTAAATAAGTAATTCACATTAGACCGAAACTACGCGGGAAGGAGAAACAGATAATTGCAAAGAATCTTAGACGCCTGTTGTGGCAGCAAAATGTTTTGGTTTGATAAGCAAAATGAAGATGTACTTTATATGGACAACCGGCAGCTGAACGATGTCTTGTGTGATGGAAGAACATTGAATATTAATCCAGATGTGATTGCCGATTTCCGGGATATGCCTTTTGCAGATGAATCGTTTTATTTAGTTGTTTTTGACCCACCACATCTTATTCATGCAGGCGTAGATTCCTGGTTGGCCAAAAAGTACGGCCTATTAGATGAATTATGGCAATTCGATATAAAGCAAGGATTTGAAGAATGCATGCGGGTTTTAAAAACAAACGGAACACTCATTTTTAAATGGAACGAGGATCAAGTGCCTTTGAAAGAAGTACTGCAAGCTATTGACCATAAACCTTTATTCGGCAACAGAAGAAGCAAAACGCACTGGCTTGTATTTATGAAGGATTGATCTCACGTACGGGCACCATTGCGGGGGAGTGATAAATCATTGAAAAAACATAAATTTTTTATGAATGTTTTGTATGTTTCTGGTGCTGCATTTGAAGAAATTGTTGAATTACCAGCTGATTTAACTGATGAAGAAGTTGAGGAAGAATTTAAAGAATGGATTTGGAATAACCTTGATGTTTACCGAGAAATAAAAGATTAGTTCGCAGTTAGACCATATTGTGCATAGAAGAAAGGTGATGAATTTGAAAATAAATCGTAGACGGAAAAGAGCAATTAAAAAGGCAGAAAGAGAAATGGAAATACTCGAAGATTGGAAGGAACGTGTGTTACTGGTCGGTGGTTCATTAAGAAAAGACAGAGACGGTAAATATTACGGAGTTGCATATTTCGATTAATTGGCCTGTCACTAGGCAGATTGACGTGGAAAAAATAAATATTGCTACTGGAACAACCAGGGCACTGATTAATCGCTATTATGGCGGTTATTCGGTGCCTTTTTTATTTGCAAACGTGGGGGTTAGGAGGATGAAAAAAGATTTGAAAGAACAGCTGAAAGAATGGAAACGGCAGCACCGGGAAGTAACCGGCTATGGCAAGAAAAAGAAACGCCGGAAGAAGGCGGAGAAGGGCAAATCAGAGCATTTAAGTGAGTATGAAATAAAAGATCTTATGGGATATTACGAGCCCGTATACAAGCGTGGACGGGGTGGAGCATGGAGGAATGGAAGATGAACAAAAAAGAGATTTCAGCTGCATTAAAGGACTATCATTGGATGATCAATGAAATCAAAAGACAGCGCAAAATGCTGGAGAATGAAGTGAGAAGCAACATCACATCCCAATATGGGGAAGAATCCGCCTTACCAAAGCCAAAAGGAACAAATAGTGATCCGGTTTACCGTGAAATTTTACGTCGGGAGAAAACACATCAATGGATTAATCGGCTGCAGAAAAAAGTTCTATTTATTCAGGAACATGTTGATTGTGTACGAGGAGAACGAGAACGTGCTGTGCTGGAGTGCCTGCTGGACGGAATGAGCGTAATTGCCATTAGCCGGCACATGGGACTATCAGAAAGGAATATTCGTCTTATACGGGAAGACATTGTCAATGCTATGTATGAAAATGCCGGATTTGCCGGAAATGCCGGATTTGCCGGTTTTGCAGGATAGATGCAGCACAAGAAAAAATATATGTAAAATGGAAGGCAGGACCGGAGAGGAAAAATCCGGGGCGTGAGAAACTTCATGAAACCCATGATTCACCTTGCGGTGAACAATTCAGAGTTCGGGGTTAGCCCGGACGATATGCGCATAAGAATAACCACATAATATCCATTTGTCACATTTGTGCAAACAAGCAACTATCATGTGGCAGATGGATATTTTTGTACAGATTTGCTTTCTTTCGTCTAATCTATACAATTGATTATAGAAAAAGATGAAAGGTGGCGTTTTATTTTGGAAGACGTTTTATTTGATGGAATCCACGAGATCCCAAATGAAGAAGTTATTAAGAAAATGAATTATTTTATAGAAAAAGCTGAAAAAGGCATGGAATTGTTTGAAAATGATAGGAAAGAAAGCTTAAAAATAGCAAAAGAATTACGTGAGGAATTAAAACGCGAATACCAAAACAATGATTTAATCAGAACAAGTAAAACATATAAAAATCACGATTTGTTTTCTAGGCATTATAAACCAGCAGTTCAAGAAGCTTTCGTAAAGAATACGGGACAAATTTCTTATAAAAAGTTGCACAGTTTTCTTTATGATGTTAGATATTATATGGATTATTATTTACCTAAAGAAGAAAAAAAGAAGAATAGAACGTGAGGCACCCTATTGTGGTGCTTTTTATTTTGCCTATAAAAGGAGGCTGGCGGTGATGTAGCATGCCGAACTGGGATGAAATAAGAAAAGAGTATGAATCAAGTAAGAAAACGCTAAAAGAATTAGCGGAAAAATATAATGTGAAGTTAGGCACACTGAAAAGCAGAAAAAGCCGTGAAAAATGGTCAAGAGGATCACCAAAAAAGGATGCAACCAAAGGCAAAAAGGTTGCATCCCAAAAAAAGAAGGATGCAACTCATAAAAAAGGAGCTCCCTTTGGAAATTCAAATGCAAAGGGTAACCGAGGCAATAAGAATGCTTCACCGCCAAAACGAAACACAAACGCCTTGAAGCACGGTTTTTTCTCGAAATACATTCCGCAGGAAACATTAGAGATTATGGGCATGCTTGATGAGAAGTCTCCAGCTGATTTAATCTGGGACCAAATCATGATTCAGTATGCGGCCATCATCCGGGCACAGCAAATTATGTTTGTTGAAAATGAATACGACATGACAAAAGAAATCAAGAAAAAAGAAAAAATAATGAGCATGGATTCGGAAATTGAAAAGAAAGAATGGGAAATCCAGTTCGCATGGGATAAACAAGCAACCTTCATGAATGCCCAATCTCGGGCCATGTCAGAACTGCGAAGCTTGATCAAGCAGTTTAATGAACTGGCACACGAAGATGATGAACGCCGTCTGAAGCTTGAACAGATGCAGCTAAACATTGATAAAACAAAAGCTAAGATTAAGGAAATCACGAATGAAAGCAACCCAGACGACCGGACGATCATTATCAACAACGAGGATGAAATGAGGCGGATTTTGAATGAACGCAATCAAAATAACCGACCTGATTAACCCGGTGTTTTATGATTTCTGGTTAAACGATAAGCCGAACAGCATTTTAAAAGGCGGCCGGTCATCCATGAAATCATCAGTCATATCCCTAAAGCTTGTCATCGATTTTTTAAACGATGATCAGGGAAACGTTGTGGTGCTCCGAAAGGTTGGCAAATACTTGTCAACATCCGTTTATGAACAAATCAAATGGGCCATATACATGCTCAAAGTGGAAAATGAGTTCTATTTTGGTAAATCACCGTTGATCATTCGACATAAACGGACAAACACGGCGTTTTATTTTTACGGTGTTGACGATCCGATGAAAATCAAATCCGCCAAGATTGCAAAGGGATATGTCATGGCGCTTTGGTTTGAGGAACTGGCCGAGTTTGCAGGCGTTGAGGATATCGATATTGTTTCTGATACATTCATCCGGCAGGACTTGGGCGACAAAGAGGTTAAAATCTATTATTCTTACAACCCGCCCCGTAACCCGTATGAGTGGGTAAATGAATGGGTTGACAGCAAAGCTGGAGATCCGGACTATTTCATTCACCATTCAACATACATGGATGATGAAAAAGGGTTCTTGTCGCAACAGATGATCCGGAAAATTGAACAATACAAGGAAAATGATCTTGATTACTGGCGCTGGATGTATGCGGGTGAAATTATCGGACTTGGCGATATGGTTTACAATATGAACCATTTCCATTGGATTGATGAGCTGCCGCAAGATGATGACCTGTTGCTGATCGATATCGCGATTGATTCCGGGTACCAGACATCTGCGACAACGTTTTGTGCATTCGGACTTACGAAACGGTTAAATGTCATTTTGCTTGACACTTATTACTATTCTCCTCAAAATCGAGTCGTTAAAAAAGCGCCGAGTGAATTCTCAACCGACTTGAAAGAGTTTGAAGTTAAGTTAGCGGAGTTTAGGAGAAACATCGACATGAGGACGATAGACAGTGCAGAGGGTGCTTTGAGAAACCAATACATGAAAGATTTTGGTGTGCGGCTGCATCCAATCGCAAAAAAGAAAAAGGTGAACATGATCGAGAACGTTCAAGACCTGCTTGCGCAAGGTCGTTTTTTTATGCTCCGAAACAATAACAATCAGATTTTTTATGAAGAGCACAAGAAGTACCAATGGGACGCTGACACGTTGCAGAGTGATGATCCTAAAGTAATCAAGGTTGATGATCACACTTGTGATGCCTTCCAATACTACGTCAATGACAATTTGCAGAAACTGCGATTGAAATATTAAGGCGGTGATGCCATGTTTCAAAACATTCTAGCACGCCTGAAAGGAATGTTTGCAAAAATGGGCCTGATCAAAGAAATAAACAATGTAAGCCAACTGGCAGCCGTCCAGGAATCAGAGCGGCAATACAATCGAATAGAGATTTGGAAATCCCTCTATCACGGGCGCCTTGCACAACTGTACGGCTCTCCTTTTCATGAAACCAAATGGATGAGTGTAGACGGAACACATCATAAACGTTGGCGGGCAACAATGGGGATGCCAAAAGTTGTTGCACAAGAAATGGCGAAGCTAGTGTTTAACGAAAAATGTGTGATCAACATTTCGGTGTCCGGCAATGATTCCATTGAAGAACAGCTTAATGAAATTCTGGAAAACAGCCATTTTCATAAGCTATTTCAGGGTAAGCTGGAAGCTATGTTCGCGATGGGCGGGCTTGTAATCAAACCTTATTACAAGGACGGTAGCATTCATTTTTCTTTCGTGACGGCTGACTGTTTCCTGCCTGTACAGAGTACAAATGACCACATCGAGGCGGGCGTATTTCTAAACGTAACTCGCAAAGGTAAAAAATTTTACACGCTGTTGGAATGGCATACATGGGACGGCCCGACGTATGTCATTACGAATGAACTGTACGAAAGCGATACGGAAGGCTCACTCGGGCATAAGGTTTCGTTATCAATTCTCTATCCTGACATCGAGCCGGAGACACGAATCGAAAACTTGACGCATCCGTTATTCGTGTATATAAAGCCAAACCTGGCCAATAATTTTGATTTGGATTCTCCACTTGGCATTTCCATTTTTGCCAATGCGATCGACACGCTGAAATCCATTGACGTGGCCTTTGACAGTTTCCAACGTGAATTTATCCTTGGCAAAAAGCGCATCATGGTACCACAACAGGCTTTGCGTACGGTTGTCGATCCGTCCACAGGTGAAGTTCGGCGCTATTTTGATGTAGAGGACGAAGTGTTCAAGGCTTACGCCGACACAGACAATGAGGACAAAATTCAGGACATTTCCGTTGAATTGCGTGTACAAGAACACATTGACGCCATTAACGCACTGCTAAACATTCTAGCTTCACAGATCGGCTTTTCGGCCGGCACGTTTGCTTTTACAGGCGGCGCAAGCGTTCAAACTGCAACGCAAGTCATCAGCGAGAACAGCCAAACATTTCGAACAAAGAACTCTCATGAAACCGTTATTGAGGCTGGTCTGAAAGAACTAATTCATGTCATGGCCGAAATGTTGGTACTTTACGGCGAGTTAGACAGCATACCAGAAATCGATGTGACGGTTGACTTTGACGACTCCATTGCTGAGGACCGCATCCAGAACGCGAATTTCTACATGACACTAGTCGCAGCCGAACTCATGCCAAAAGTTGAAGCCATTCAACGCATATTTGATTTAACAGAGGAGCAGGCACAAGAGTGGCTGGACAGAATCAAACAGGAAAATAGTCAGCCGGTGCCACAGATGATGGAAAGCTTTTTGAGCACGGCTGAAACAAGTATCCGAAACGTAAACAGGACGGGGAGATAATCTATGCTAACCCCAAACCAACTGGAACAGCTGGCAAAGCCCCTGATTGACATTTACGGTCAACTGGAAACAGACATCATCAAAGCCATTGTAAAACGTCTGGAGACAAAGCAGGACATAACAAAGGACAATGTATTGCATTGGCAGTTTGAGAAGCTCCGGCAGCTCGGAGACCTAAATAAAGACGTAATTCAACTCATCTCACTGATGACCGGCAAGACAGAAAAGGAGTTGGAAAAGCTGATTAAAGAGAGCATGAAGCAGAGCGTGCAACCTATGGATAATTGGTTGAGCGGTTTGGCTGATGACGGAAAGATTGATAAAGCCCCGCCACTCGAGCAAGACACACGCATTTTCAATACGCTTCTCACATTTCAAAAGCAGGCAACATCAACGCTCAACTTAACAAATTCGACCATTTTGCAGAACAGTCAACAAGTTTACCGGGACATTATCTCCCAGTCGACAGTAAGCGTCATGACTGGCATGAAAACCCATCAGCAGGCGGTAGCAGATACGGCAGCCAAATGGGCAGAAAAAGGCATTCCGGCACTTGTGGACAAAAAAGGACGACAATGGTCAATTGAAGGGTATATTCCGATGGTGGTTAAGTCAGTCGCTAACAATGTGGCAAATCAAACGCAATTCGACCGTATGGATAGTTACGGTGTGGACTTAATCGAAATCAGTAGCCATATCGGTGCTCGCCCGGGATGTGCTCCCTATCAGGGCCGTATATTCGATCGTAACGGGAAAAGCAAGAAGTATCCATCATTGGAGAGTACAACATACGGGCAGCCGGCGGGTATATTTGGGATTAACTGCCATCATCACCCTTACCCATACATCCCGGGGGTGAGCGTAAAGCGATATGATCCGTACCCCAAAGAGGAAAATGAAAAAGCTTACGAGCAAAGTCAGCAACAGCGGAAGATGGAACGAGATATCCGCAAGGCAAAGAACAAGCTTGAAGTGATGCAGCATGTTGGCACAAAAGGAGATATTGCCGCCGCCCGAAAGAAAATACGTGAGAAACAAGCAAACATGCGGGCATTTATCAACGATACTGGCAGAACCCGGCGGTATGACCGGGAACAAATAGCGAAAGGATGACAAATAATGCCTAAATATCGTAAGAAGCCAGTTGTGATTGAAGCAGTGAAGTGGACAGGTGAAAACTGGAAAGAAATTGACGAATTCATCACCACTTATCATGAAACCTATCCAAAAGATGGTGTAATTATGATCGATACTTTAGAAGGAACACATATAGCTAATGTTGGAGATTATATCATTAAGGGCGTGCAAGGTGAGTTCTACCCATGCAAGCCGGATATTTTCGAGCAATCCTACGAGACAACCGAATAGAAGGAGGTGATCCAACATCTCGGAGCCACGCCGTTTATGTGGTAATTCTAGTCGCCAATAGGTGGCCTTTTTAATGCTTAAAAAGGAGTGAAGACAATGCCTAAGTTTTTACCTTTGAACTTGCAATTCTTTGCAGACGAAGACCCGGCAGGCGGAGAACCGGCACAAGGGGGTGATCAAACCAATGTAAACACACCGCCAGCAAGTCCCACACCAACGCCGTCAGCACAGCAGACACCACCGGCAGACCCAGTACCGGCCAGCCCCGAGCCGTCGAAAGTGGACACAAAAGAGATTCGTACAAAAGCACAGTCCGACTTGTTGAAAAAACTCGGCTTTGAAAAGGTCGATGAGCTGCAAGATGTGCTGACCAAATACAAAGAGATCGAGGACGCACAGAAAACGGAAGCCCAAAAACAGGCTGAACGTCTGCAAGATCTCGAAACAAACTTTTCTTCTGTTCGTGATGAAAACGAATCACTAAAAGCACAAATTGCAGCCATGAAAGCAGGGGTGAAGGCGGATGCCGTGGAGGACGCAGTACTGCTTGCAAAACGTTTGGTCACAGATGACGTGGACATGGACGCCGCCATAAAGCAGGTGCTCGAAAAATACCCGCAATTTGGGCAAGAAGCACCGGCACAGCCGCAAGAAACACAACAACCTAAGCCACAGTTTACACAAGGCCAGCACAACCCCAGTCCGCAACAAAGCGAAATGGAGAAATGGTTGGCAGCATTTAAAAAATAAAATTTTTGGAGAGTGATAGAGCATGGCAGTAGTCAATTACGCTGAACTTTACTTACAGGCGTTACAACAAAGATTCGCCGACGCCCTTATGTTTTACGACCTTTATAATACGCCGAACAACGACAATATCAAATGGGTAAATGCAAAAACGGTCCAAATCCCGCATATTGTTGTTGGTGGGTATCAAGATGTTGCTCGTGATGCCGTTGGCGGTTATACTCGCCGCGCTGACAACGCATGGGAAAGCAAGACCTTGCAACACGATCGGGAATTCCGCACGCTTGTTGACCCGACAGACATCGATGAAACAAACCTTGCTTTAAGCATCGCCAATATTACCCGGGTTTTCAATGACGAGGAAAAAATTCCGGAACTTGACAAATACATGGCGTCAAAACTGTACACGGAATTTACCAAATATGGCGGTACTGCATTGACGGATAACATTACGGAATCGAATGTTTTGGGCATGTATGATGAACTGATGTATGAAATGGACGAAGCTGAAGTACCACAAAACGGACGTATTCTTTATGTGACACCAACGGTTTCAAAAGTGCTGAAAAACGCCGATAAAGTGACTCGTTTCTTGCAAGTGACGGATGCAGGGGGCGCCATTAATCGTAATGTTCGTTCGCTCGACGAAGTCAAAATTGTAACGGTTCCATCTTCCCGGATGAAAACCATCTACAACTTTACGGATGGCGCGATTGCGGACACATCAGCAGCACAAATCAACATGATTCTGGTGCATCCATTATCGATCATCACACCGATGAAATATGAATTTGTGTCTTTGAGTGAACCGAGCGCAGTTACAGGGGGTAAATATCTGTACTACGAACGCGCTTACTGGGATGTATTTGTGCTTGAGCAAAAAGCACCTGGTATTAAGTTTGCGATTACACAGACTACTCAACAGTCAGGGTCTTAATAGAGGAGCTTTACGCTCCTCTTTATTATCGTAAAGGAGGCATAGACAATGGGTGAAATTAGAGTGCGAAAAGAAAACCGCGTCCTAACCATTCCAGAAACACGCCTAGATGTTTATCTGCAAGATGGATATGACCAGATTGATGATGTCGGAAATGTCATTAAAAGGGCAACCGGCGGACGTATGGTCTCACTCGCCGAATATAATCGGCTGCTCGACCGTGTGGCGGAGCTGGAAAATGAACTAGCAGCTCCAAAAGGAACCAAGCAGAAAAAGAGTGAGTGACGATGAAATACATCGATCAGGATTTTTACACGAACGAATACGGCGGAACAGCCATTCAGACCGATAAGTTTACAGAAATCGCCAATGCGGCTGAACGTGTAATTGATCAGGCGACTTTCTTTAGATTGAGCCAAATTGATTTTTCAAAGCAGATTCCGCGTATTCAATGGCTTGTCAAAATGGCTATCTCGGCACAAATGGAATATTTCTATGAACTGGGCAGCCATACAGAGGCGGGCATGCAGACGGTGCAGAGTGCGTCAATTGGCGGGTTTAGCTTTACTAATCCGCAGACAGACAACAAGAAGAACTTGCTGCAGTCCGAGGTGGCGATGGAGTACCTGGCACAAACCGGGCTGATGTATAGCGGAGTGGATGCTTATTAAATGCCTTATCTGCCATTTGTCGGGACGTTTCGGGGGTGATTACAATTTTTATCAAGCCAATTCCTCCAATCATGATGCCGCACACTGTCCAGCTGCATTCCTACAACGGAAGCGTCCGATACGGTGATTCTTACGCGGATCCGGTCACGATCACACATGTTCGTGTTGTGCCAAAGTCTCAGCTAAAATTCGGAGCCAACGCTGAAACAATCGACTTTATATCTATGCTGTATATCGATGTAAACACGTCAAATCAAGTCGTGAATGGCATAGAACAGGATTTGAAAATTGTCCCGAAAGAAAAAGACAAGGTGACGTATGACGGCAAGGATTACATCATCAGTAACGCGAATGAGCTACTGGCCGGAAATGAAGTCCATCATTATGAGTGCGAACTGAACGGGATGTGAACAGAATGATTAGCGTACAAGTCGATATCGGGAATATCCCTAAAAAAATCGATAAAGCGATAGCATACGGGCTATACGTCACAAGCGAACAAGTGCGGAAAGATTGTAATTACTATATCCCAAAAGATCAAGGCACGTTGGAACGGTCATCTTTTCAGGCATCGGATTTGCAGCGTGGTGAAATTGTTTGGGATACGCCCTATGCGCGACGACTTTATTACCATCCAGAATACAATTTTTCTAAAGACAAAAACCCGCATGCTCGTGGCTTGTGGTTTGAAGAAGCAAAGGCAACACGTGGTAGTCAATGGAGAACCGTTGCACAGGAAGGAGTGAAACGGGGACTTGACAGAGAATAACGCAAACGAACTCGATTTTCAGGACTGTATGATTGACGCAATTGAAGCAAATTGCAATTTATTTGCGCCCATTGATGTGCCAATCATTAAAATCAATGTGGACGGCACAGGAAGTGGTATCGCCTTCATGTTAACGCCAATCGGTGAGGAAACACGATTCATGGATGGCAGCCGTGACAGGATGTATGCTTTTCAAATTAGTGCTCGCAGCCCTGATCAGCTACAAGTCCTCAACACATTATTCAGCATCAATAGATTCATAGATGGGCTTAAAAGTGGTGACATTAAAAGCAAAAATGGAACATTTGAGTTTATTAATGCCGTGATTAGAAGCGTGCCAAATTTGGTGCAAGCTGACACTCACGGCTTTTTATATGTATCAAATTTCGAGGCTGAACTTTTATTAAAGGAGTGAGATGAATGGCTTTTAACTTAAACTACAAAAACAAGTTTGAGATCGACACAAAAGGGAATTTAGACCCGAATTCGACGACAGGAGCTGAATTTGTTCCGATTGCAGCCGGGATTTCCACGGTTACACCTGCTCCAGGTGACACAACGGACAATACAGCCTACTACAACGGTGGCGGATTTGCAAGTACAGATGTAACCGGAAAAAACTTCTCGCTTGCGTTTTCCGGTAACCGTGTCGAGGGCGACGCCGCACAAGATTATATTACAAGCAAAGAGTTTTCACTTGGAGACGATTGCAAAACGCTGCTAAGGTGGACAAAATCAGACGGCCGTGTAGTTGTGGCTCAAGTCACTTTGAGCGCTATTACCACCTCCGGAGGCGCAGCAAACGCAAAGCAAACGTTTAGCTTTACAGCTAACTTTAATGGAGCACCGGTTGTGCAAGATCAGGCCGCGCAAGGTCAGGCCGCAGGATAAAAAGGGGCTTTGTGCCCCTTTTTGTACATACCAAAAAAGGAAGTGTGCTAAATGATTAAAATTAATCTGCAAAAAGTAACTGAAACCTTTCAAATTGGAGACAAGACATATGAAGCTGATTTTAACGATGAGGCATTGAAAAAATATTTCAAGCAAGGGCAAAAAATCTGGGAATACGACAAACAAGTTAGTGAAAAATATCCGGATATCGAGAACACTGATGATTTCGGTAAGGTCTGCACCGCAGTCATTGACGTGCTCCCAGCCCGGGCGGAAAGCTATAAATCTTTTTTCGACGAAACTTTTGGTGAAGGGGCCGGTGAAAAGATTTATGCCATCTGTGGAAAGTCTACACCGAACATGCAGAAAGTATTCATGGAAGTGTGGAAAGTGATCTATCGTAAAGTGATGGATATTGAAACGGAGTCTGACAGGACTGCCAAAAAGTATGTGAAAAACCGCAACCAAAAGCGATGATGATCCATGTTGAGCCTGACACAGCCATTAGATAACGAAATTGAGATTAATGGACAAACTTATGAATGGGATTTGTCATATGACAACGTGCTACGATTTTATGAACTTATGAATGATGATAGCGTGAATGAAATCGAAAAGATACAGCTCGCTTTTAAAATGTTTGTACCAGAATGCACTGCGGATATCGAAACACAAATTGAAACAGTGCAAGCCATCTCCAAATATATCTCCGGGCAGGACGAGGAAGAACTAGAGCCAAGTGAAAACCACAAACAATATTACAGTTGGGAACAGGATGCGGATTATATTTATGCATCTTTTTTACAGGACTATGGGATAGACTTGATCGATTTACAGGGTATACTCCGGTGGGAAAAATTTATTGCAATGCTTAACAGTTTAAGCGAACGCACGAAATTTAGCCAGGTTGTAAGCATCCGTGCGGCGGAAATCCCAGCCGGAAACAGCGAATATGAAATTGCCGAGCGCAATCGGCTGATACAATTGAAAGATTTGTATGCATTAAAAGGCGAGGATAGTGTTTCCTATGCTGAACAGGAAATAGACAGCATGTTTGATCGATTGGTTGAGTCTGCTCAGAAAGGCGGTGAAACGAATGAGTGATGGCAAAGTCGTAATAGAGGTTAAGCTTGATAATAAAGGCGTAAAATCAGATATTCAGGTTATTGAAACACTCTTAAAAGCTATGGGCCAAGACACTGGCAAAGATATGGATGCCAATTTTAAAAAGAATGCCGAAAGAATGGTAAAGGAAGCTGAAAAAACAGCTGACAAGGTAGATAAAGAATTTGATAAGCCTGTCGAACAAGAAGTCAAGATTGACGACAAGGTCACAAGGCAGGCCGAGAAAATCCATGAGAAAGTAAAAGAGGAAACAGCCAAACCGATTGAGCAGAAAGTCCAGGTGGACGAATCAGCGGCAGTAAGAGAGGCACAGAAAGCCCGGCAGAAGATGGTTAAGGAAGCAGAGGAAGCGCGTAGTCAGATTTCTTCCGTGTTGAAAGGCTCGTTTGTGGGCACATTTCTTGGAAATATGGCGTCCAGCGCTGTATCGACAATTAAAAACGGCATTTCTGGGCTGATCCATGCCGGCATCGAATACAACGCAACACAGGATAAGATGATAGCTACATGGACGACTTTAGCCGGATCAGCGACGAAGGGCAAACAAATGGTGGACATGATTAACATGTTCCAGCGGCAAACCGGATATGCTACCGATGCTCTCAACGAGATGGAGCAAAAAATTTACCACATCAAATCAAGCGCATCCGAGACTGAGACCATGACACGCGCATTTACCACTCTCGGCGATGCCATGGGCTTGTCTAATGAACGCCTTGTTGGTGTAGCGGAACAGTTTAGCCAGATGATGGCGACCGGAAAAGCATACACGGGGGATTTAAACATCATGACCAACGCCTTTCCGGCTTTTGGCGAAGCGTTGCAGGAAACCACTGGCATGACAATGGGAGCCATTAGAAAGATGGCCGAAAAAGGGCAACTGGATGCAAAAGTCGTGGAAGAAACACTTATTAATATGTCCCACAAATACAAGGACGCCACAGAAAACGCCATGAATACGACGCAAGGATTATGGCGGTCGATCGAATCGAACTGGGGACGTCTGGCCGGAAAATTTACCGCACCGATTTTCAATTTGAAAAAGAGTGGATTTAAAGACTTGGAAGACTGGTTGGCATCAAGTAAGGCAGATGCTTACTTTACAAATCTTGGGAAAGACGCAGCACAAGTTGTAAGCAAAATCACAGACATTGTGGAATATGTAAAAGACCACAAAGACACCATCCTCGGATTTGCCAAAGCTTTCGGTATCCTTTACGGCGAAATCTGGGCCATGAAAAAAATTGCTGGCATTGTAGATTCCTTTAATATCGTAATGGGTGGGTTAGGCCGTTTGCGCGGGTCAATGGCACTAACAGCACGGTCGTCAGAAACGATGGCGGCAACAACAATAGCATCCAACGAAAAAGTAGCTGCTAGCAGCGAAGCTTTTAGTCTTGTGGGCAAACGTATGGGTATTTTAAGAAGTGCTGCCAACATTGGTGGTGCAGCACTTATAGCATTTGGTGGAAAATGGGGCATGATTGCAGGCATTGCAGCCAACTTTCTCCCGGAAATTTTAAAAGCAGGAAGCGGTATTTTGAGATTTGGCTGGCAAGCGCTCGGAACTGTAAAAAATATGCGTTTTTTAATTGGGGCTTTTGGAGATACAGGCGCTGCCATTTTTGGATTGAGCAATCCGGTTGGATGGATAATTACGGCGATTGCAGCAGTCGGAACCGGATTCTATTATGCCTATAAACATATAAAGCCGTTCCGTGATAGTATCAATGATCTTGGTAACGATTTAAAAGGCAATTTTATGCACACCATGAACAAGGTGAAAGATTTTTTCGCCAACCCCCTGAATTTAAAAATCAAATGGGATTCAACAACTGTCAGCAAGTCGGATCAGAAAGCCATAGACAACTACGCAAAATTAGTGGACCAGGCACAACGGAAACTTGAAGATTTCGTGGTTACAGGGCGCAAAGTAAGTAAACAAAATGTTGGCAGTTTGGTAAAACCATACGAGCAGATGGCAAAACAAATCACAAAGCATTTCGACGATGCAACGAAAAGTGCGAAAAAGAATCTCAAATATTTGGATGGTCTGAACGAAGACGAGTATAACAACATCTTAAAAAAGACTACGAAATCCAACAACCAAAACAAAAAAGAGGTTCAAAAAATAACAAACGAAATAAAAGGAATATATGAAAATGCAGCTAAACACCATAGAAGCCTGACGGAAGATGAGCAGAAAAAGGTGAACAAGCTGCAAGACAAAATGAATTCATATGCTGCAAAAAGCGTTTCTAAATCTGCAAAAGAACAGCAGGAAATCTTGGGCAAATTGAGAGATCATGCCGGGAAACTTAGCGCGCAACAAGCCGCAAAAATCGTCGCAAATGCCAAAAAGCAAGAAGAGCAAACAATCAAACACGCAAAAAACGAGTACAAAGAAGCAGTTGACCAGGCAGAAAAGAAATACAAAGGAACAAAAAATTGGGCTGACGAGCAGTATTATGTGAATGGATCGATTTCTAAAAAGGAATACGAAGACATAGTGAAAAACGCAAAGCGGCAAAAGGACCAAAGCATTAAGCACGCAAAAGACCAGCGTGACGCCGTAATCGCAAACGCCAAAACACAGCAAAGAGAAACCGTCGACGCAGCCAAGAAACAAGCAGAAGGACACAGGGACGCAGTCGATTGGGAAACTGGGAAAGTATTGAGCAAATACGACAAATTTCGGGCAAGCTTTGCACATGTAATCAATGGCATTACTGGATTTTTCAATAAAATCTTTGACAAGATTGGGCTGGGCAATATAAACATCCCACAATGGCATCCACCCGGATATGCAAAAGGTACAGCTGGCACAGCAAAAGACGAAATTGCACTGACAGGGGAAGAAGGTCCGGAATTGGCTCATTCTCCTGGCATTGGAACATATATTGTCGGGAAAACCGGTCCGGAATTGCGATATTTGCCAAAAGGCACAAGCATTCTACCGCATGGGCCATCCATGCAGCTATTAAATAAATTGGGCATAAAAGGATATGCTGGCGGAATTGGGGACTTTTTTACAGGATTGTGGCACGGCATAGAAAAAGGAGCAAAAACGGCCATTGACATCTTTTCTGACCCATCAAAATTAATCTCGTATGTAAAAGATAAGGTTGGTCTATCAGATTTCCGAAATGAGTATACCGGTGTTTTAAAAGATTTGGCGATCGGGCTTCCAAACGAATTATTTAAGGGCATAAAAAACAAATTAAAAGATGCATTAGTCGTTAATCCAAGCGGATCCGGGGTGCAGCGATGGAAGCCGGCCGTTGTAAGAGCGCTCGCCATGAACGGTCTATCTACAAGTGCCGAAATGGTAAATAAAGTTTTGCGGCAAATTGCAACAGAGTCCGGTGGAAACCCAGCAGCAGTCCAACACGGATATACAGATATAAACACGATTACCGGGGACCTTGCAAAGGGCTTGATGCAGACAATAAGCGCGACATTTAACGCCTATAAGTTCCCAGGTCATGGGAACATTTTTAATGGATTTGATAACCTGCTAGCGGCATTAAATTATGCTAAACACCGGTATGGAAGAAACCTGTCTGGACTAGGTGAAGGGCATGGATACGCAGACGGAACGGAAAATTCAGCAGGCGGACATGTTTATGTTGCTGAAAAAGAACCAGAAATCATAGAAACAAAAGACGGACGGATTGCGATTGCTATCAGGCCGACAAGTTTTGATGATTTCATGGCGGGCAGCAAAGTTACACCGATATCAAAATTAAAGAAGTACGCAGCTGGAACCATTACAAAAGCAACAAATTTGGTTAACAGTGTATCTGGTCCAAGAATTATTCTTGCACAAGCGGCTACTGCAGCGGGCGGTGGAAAAGCAAATAGCACCCAAATACCGCCGATTGAAGTGCAAGTTGCTGTCCAGCCTCAAACCCATGTTACACAATGGAATGGCAAAACAGTGTATACAGAAATTGTCAAATACGATAAACAGGCAACGAATGTGAGAAACATTTTTAAGGGGTTGAGCTCGATATGACCGCGACTGTTACAGACACAGAATTCGGATTTTTTTATGCCGGTGCTCATTCCCGGGAATTTAATTTAAGAGTAATTGAGATTCATAGGAACATTTTTCCAGTAGTTGAAGAACAAACACAAAATATCCCCGGAATGGCCGGGGATTTATATTTGGGAACAAACGTGAAAAGCCGTACTTTTGTGGTAGATGTTGAAATTGTGGCCGACTCGCATAAACAGCGTATTGATCTGATTCACCAAATTAGTGACTGGCTTATGCCAATCGATGATGCAGAATTTGACTTGATTTTTGATGATGAGCAGGACTTTACTTATTATGCACATGTATCCAATATAACCGAAGTCACACGGTCGTTATACAAAGGGCGCGCAAGCATTACTTTTAGCTGTAGCGATCCGAAAGGCTACGGAGAATACCAACAGCACGACATAACAACAAGCCCTATAACGATCACACCGGACGGGACAGCGGAATGCTATCCCGTTTTTACATGCATTCCGAAAAAAGACGTGACGCGAATTGCGATCACTGACCAGGACGAAAACTATGTCTATATCGGATCCGATGTGGACCCGGATACAGGTGATTCACCGGTGGATCTGGAACCTCTCGTGTTCCATGATTACTGTTCAACTATGGCGACATGGTTATCTCTAACACCTGATACTCTTACCTTTACGCCTGAAAACGGAGTAATCGGCGGCGCAATGAGAAGCGTAAACGATGCGCTAACGGTTGCGCTCGACAGCTCCGGAAATCCAAATTTTGGGAAACCTGTTGCAAATAAGTGGCATGGCCCAATTGTACAGCAAAATCTAAATGGTCAATACCAGGATTACCGGGTGGCAATATGGCTTAGTAACAAACAATATTACCCGCGGGCTAAAGGAAAAGTAGAGCTCTACTTACTCGACCAGGACGGCCACGCCATTGGCAAGATCGGGATAAAAGATAACAGCATAAGTGCAAAACCGATCTTGCAGGTAACCGTGTTTAATGGCGATAAATATCATAACATTATGTATGACCAGGGTAGCATCCACAAAAAGAAAACGACCACCAAAAAGATAAAGGTGAAAAACGGTACGAGAACGGTAAAAAGCAAAGGAAAAACCAAGACAGAACAGCTGTGGAAGACCCTTACACTGCCGGATGATCCATCCACGGATACGTATACCAATTTTTACGGGTGGATCCGGCTCGAGAAGATTGGAAATAAGTTTACGGTGCAGATTATGAAATGCGACAGCAAGCACAATCCTATGTGGAGTAAACCGATTACAAAGACATGGACGGATACAAGCAAAATTTATACGCAAAAGCTGGCCGCAGTGGCTGCGTATATCGCCAAGTACGACATCCAAGAGGATACAGCCGACCCGGTAGTAAAATATCGTAATAACGATGTTGCCTTAACTGACGTATGTGTATGGGAGATTATTAATGGAGGAAATAAAGGGACAACATCACCGACAATAATCGCCCGAAAAGGGGACGAAATAAAAATAAACTGCGAGGACCATACAGTTTATAAAAACGGAGCCGTGTACATGAAAAACTTTTATATCGGCGGGCAATTTTTTACCATGCAGGGCGGTGTACCAAAGTCCTTTGCATTTTCACCGGATTTGGCAGATGCGGATTGGTATTATGAACTAAGGCCAACAACACAGTAGGAGGTGATAGCCTGTGTATCTAATTTTGGACCAAGACTTAAACCCGTGTGGGATGCTTGATCTACACGGGCGCGGCTGCAAGTTTTATGATGACTTGCGGTCTACTAAAATAGCAGACGACCAAGGCAAAATATGGGCGGATACGCTCGATATCAGCGTACCTACAGGGTACCGAGAAACAGCATTTATGACATATGGCTATCACCTCCTTAAGCAAGGCAGTGATGGCTATTTTTATGTTTACCGGATTTACAGCGTCGAGGATGATGTGATTGGCCCCGTCCATGTTAAAAAAGCGCAGTGCCTTAATCTGCTTGCGTGGGATTTGACGCACAAAATTGTACCGGCCAAAACAATGGCCAACGTGTCGAGCCAGGATTTATTCAATTACATCCTGCAAGGCTCTGGCTGGGAAATAGGAGAAAACTATTTTTATGGTGGATCCAATAACTTTGAATTTTCCGCCGGCAACAATGCCCAATATTGGCTCGATCAGCTTACAAATCAATTTAGCGCAGAAATCCGGGCTTATGTCCAAGTTTACAACGGGAAAATTATCCGTAAGGTAATAGATTTTGTGGACGAATTGGGCGAATCAAAAGGATACCGGCTGGAATACGCCCACAACCTGCAAGGAATTACCCGAACCGGCAGCGACCAGGAAATGTACACGAAATTGTATGTGTACGGCGGGCAAAAGCAGGATGGAACGCTGGCGTCCATTGCATCCGTTAACGGCGGCCGGGAGTATTTGATAGATGATGACGCGAACGATCAGTATAATAACGGCGGCCCATACTTAGAGGGGTACGTAGTAAATGACACGATTCTAAACCCAAACGGCCTTTTGGATTGGGGAAAAGAACAGCTAAAGCTGTACAATCATCCGAAATATAACTATACCATTGATGTCGCGCATCTTGGCTTTAAGCCAAACTTGGGGGATCATTTCCAAATTGTTGATTTTGAGATGCAGCCGGAACTAACAATAAGCGCCCGCGCTATACAAGTCGACGAGTCGGAAGCGAACCCCAGCAACAACAAGGTTACGGTTGGCGAGTTTATCGAGATTGTTGCGGTAACGCCGGAGATTGTCCAGGACCTGCAGGCAAAGGCGAAAGCTGCACAAGATGCGGCCGAAAAGGCAAAAGGGTACAAGGTAGAATATTTTACGCCAGATGGCACCGATTTTGCCGATACGACAAGCCAAAAAAGGGTTATCGTCCGTGTTTACCAAGGAAAAGATGAAGTCACATCCACGCTGGATCAATCAGCTTTTATCTGGCAGAAAATCAATCCGGATGGCAGCTATGATCAAGAATGGGCCGATGCACATAAAGGCATGGGAAACGTGATCTCCGTCGGTATAGAGGTTGCAGGGTGCACAATCCGGTGCAAACTGGATGACGGGAACCTGCCAACAATCGACGTCTATTTTAAAAATGGCATTGATTTTGTTGTGGATGAGTTGGCACAGGTGCAGACAGACAATACGCTGTCTGTCGCCTTTATTACGGACACGCACTATGCCACAGCATCTAAAAACGGCAACAATCTAAAAAGCCGCAGCACGCTCCATATGCAAAACGTGGCATATTTGACCAACCGGGCAAAAATTGACCTTGTCGTTCACGGTGGCGATCTTGTGGATGGAGATGAGCAGAAAAATTTGATGTTAACCGACTTTGAGGACGCGGCACAGTCCCTCTATTCCTCATCCGCTGCCCCGGTTGTTTATCTAAATGGCAACCATGATGATAACAGCTGGTATGCGCATGACAATGACGGAAACCTTATGCGATCCGTCCTGCAGCCGGCAGAGCGGTATGCTATTTTGAGCAAATATATGGACCCGGCCTTTATCCTTAACCCGGCAGAAAAAGAAAGGCTGTACGGGTATAAAGATTTCCCGGCCCAAAAAATCCGGGTAATCTGCCTGAACAGCTTTGATAACCCGTATATTACGCAATCCGGCGGCACGAATAAATACCCGTCACAATGGTCATCCGCATTTCGGAACGCACAATTAAATTGGATCGCCAATACAGCTTTAAAACTTCCTAATGATTGGGGAGTTTTAATTTTTACACATGCCCCGTTACAAGGGACGTTTAATTCGGACGCGCAAATAAACAGTGATATTATGTATGGCATTCTATCTGCTTTTGTAAATGGAATGACTTACACCGGTTCGGGGAGCACGGCTGATTATACATGCAGCGTATCTGCCGACTTTACGAGCCAAGGCAAGGGGCAGGTTATCGCTGTAATAAGTGGACACGTCCATTATGATAGCAGTATGACGAAAAATGGGATGTTACTTATCCAAACGCTGGACTCGCTCGCCCGTAATGATTACGCCGGCAAAATGCCAGACCGCCCGATTATATCACTCGAGGAAGACGCATGGGATGTATTTACTATTGACCGGGCAAAACGAAAAATCTATGCAACCCGGTTTGGTGCGGGAAGCAGCCGGGTGTTTAGCTATTAGGTAGGTGAGAACATGACACTTTTAGGTAGCGTGGATATACCGTTCACGAAAAGCACAAAAATTGCAGTGGATGCAACCGACACAGCCGGGCAAGCAGCAACTGTTGCACAGCAGGCTACAGATACAGCTAGTCAAGCCCAAGCAACGGCACAGACTGCGTCGCAGACGGCCACGCAGGCGGCTAATACAGCCGAAAATGCAGCGCAAGCAGCACAGACAGCAATTACGACTGCCAATGGCAAAAACAAAGCATATTATGGTGCAACAACGCCAACCAGTCCCCAATCCGGTGATATTTGGTTTGTGGAGGATAGTAGTGGCAATGTGACAGCAATTAAGCATTATGATGGCACACAGTGGATAACAGATGTTGACAACACCGCACTTGAACAACAGATTAGTGCCGCACAAGCAGCCGCAGATAATGCGGTCACAGTCGGGCAGACTGCGCAGCAAACAGCCGCAGATGCGGAAGCCAAAGGGGACGCGGCGGCGAAAGCGGCAGAGGAAGCAAAGGATGCGGCAACAAAAGCCCAAGCAGATGCCGCCAGCGCAGTTACAAGCGCAAATAATGCGGTCAACACTGCTAACAAGGCAACACAAGACGCACAAGATGCCATAGACAAGGCACAGGATGGTTTTTATGCGGCGCAGGATGCCCTATCTAAAGCAGGTACCGCAGAAACAAACTCCCAATCTGCGCTCAATACGGCAAACACAGCGGCAAAAGATGCACAATCTGCACTTACAGCGGCAAATAACGCGACCGACACAGCAAACACAGCCAAACAAGTAGCGTCCGATGCGGCGACACAAGCAAGCACAGCAAAAACAAACGCACAGACGGCGATGTCTAATGCGCAGGATGCAATTAATAAGGCAAACGCCGCCAACGCCAATGCCAATACGCGCGAAAAGTCTATTATAAAATCCAATGCGGCACCATCCAATCCAGCAACAGATCAGCTGTGGATAGATACATCCAAAACGCCACAAATTATGCGGAGATGGAATGGTAGCACATGGGTTGATTTGTCTCCGACACAGGCAAATCAGATTGGCGCTGTAAGCACGACAACTTATACAACAGATATTACAAACATAAATAATACATTGAGTCAAAAAGCAAGCGTTACGACGGTAAATACACTGTCTGGACGTGTGGATAAAGCAGAGACCGCCATAAGTCAAAATGCCAACGATATTGCATCTAAGGCGGATAAATCATATGTAGACACAATAAAAGGTACCGTGGATAATCACAGCACACTGATCAGCCAAAACGCCAATGCAATACAGCTTAAAGCCGATAAATCGACCGTTGACACGCTCACAGGACGCGTTAGCACGGCAGAAGCAACGCTGACAACACAGGCTAACGAAATTGCAGCACGGATCACCAAAACGGATGCAGATGCCAAATATGCGACGCAGACGGCACTAACAGCGACGGCAAACAGCCTGACGAGCAGTATTAGCGCTGTGCAGACTAATTTGGACAATTTGCAGGTAGGCGGCAGAAATTTAATAAAAGATAGTAATAATTTTACAAATTTAAGCCGTAATGCTGGTGCACAATATACTTATAAAACCAATGTAAGTGTACCAGAATGGGGAGCCACAGATGCGACCGAAATCCATGTAACAGGTGGTACGGGTAAAGTTAAACTATATAAAACTATAGCGACACCGTCTGTTAAGGATTGCGATTATACATTATCTATGTGGTGTAAGAATATTGGCAACTATCCGGTTGTTATTACTGCAAACGCATTTGGTCTGGTTATATTGGCAAATGGCGAGTCCAAAAGGGTGGTTATGAGTGGTAAAGGAAATGGTATTAATAATTTTCAGTTGAACATAGGAACGACAGAAGATAATATTAATAATCCAATAGATTTTGTGATTTGGCGGGCAAAGGGAGAAAACGGGAATAAGGCAACTGATTGGAGCCCCGCCCCCGAGGACATGGCAACCGTTGTCCAATTTAACACGCTACAGCAAACACTAGATAGTACCACGTCGCGTATCGGTAACGCAGAGGGCAATATAAGCGCACTCCAACAAACATCCAGCAGCTTAGCGACAAGGATTTCAAACGCAGAAGGAAATATCACGACGTTAACGCAAACAGCAAAGGGATTACAATCAGCCGTATCTGGAAAAGTTGATACAACGACATACAATAGTTTCGTTACGCAAACTAATACAGCATTACAAAGTAAATTGTCTGCAACGGATGCAGATAGAAAGTATGCGACACAAAGCCAGTTAACACAGACGGCAAGCAGTTTGCAAAGCACCATTTCGTCAACTAATAAACGCACCGATGTAATTAAGGTTCGTTATATACGAGATTGGGCAAATGGAAGTACAGCAAATAGTTCAAACCACTGGACAGAAATTAAGGCTATGGCTGGCACAGTAAACCGAGCTTTAAATGCGACTGTGACTTCTAATGGTTCAAATAGTTCAAACCAAGATAAAACGGTTATTACTGATGGCTCTTTGAGTGATTATTTTGATGGCGGAGCAGGCAATATCTATGTACTCGTAGATTTAGGCACTATTTATGATGATATAGATTACATTCAAATTTGGCATTATTACAAGGATGGACGCACATATAATGGTACGAAGACGGAAGTTTCATCAGATGGAGAAAGCTGGACAACCATTTTTGATAGTAGCATTTCAAGCACATACCAGGAAACATCAGATGGTAGAGCATTTATTGTAAACGGTATAACAACATTTGTTTCCCAAATAAGCCAACTATCAAATGACATCAACCTGCGTGTACAAAAAGGCGATGTGATTAACCAGATCAACGTTAGCACCGAGGGTATTCTTATCGACGGCAAAAAGGTACACATCACGGGGCAAACAACAATTGATAATGCAGTCATCAAAGATGCAATGATCGATAGCATGACAGCAGACAAGCTGACCGCTGGCACGATTGACGCAAATGTGATTACGGTTAAAAACATAAACGCCAGCAATATTGTGACGGGGACGCTGGACGCAAGCAAAGCCACCGTTACAAACATCGACGCATCCAAGATCACCACAGGCACGCTAAACGCCGAACGTATTGCCGCCGGCTCCATAGATGCAAGTAAGCTGAACGTTTCATCCTTATCTGCACTTTCAGCGAATCTTGGAAGTGTAACAGCTGGAAACATTTCTGGTGTGAACATAAACATTGGAAACGGAAACTTTAGTGTAGACACAGCCGGAAACCTTGTTGCGAAAAACGCAAATATCACAGGGGTAATCAATGCAACGTCAGGGAGTTTTTCTGGCAGCGTAAATGTTATATCAACGGTTACGAACCCTTGGGGGAATTACGATACCGTTAAAATTAATCCAACTTATAGATTCCCAATTCACATTGATGATGATGAGTCAAGGCACACGTATTTATCATCAGGTATAGTCGAAATATATTATCCAGCTTTCTCGGATACTAATACTACTGCAGCCAAAACAACTATTGAACCAAGTTTAATTACATTTTCTGAAAATGATAAGACAGTGAGCCAAATTACAGCTGATGCTATATATTCGATTGATTACTATAATGGTCAAAGCACAATTATCTCCAATGGCAATGCACAATTTGGTAACATCGCATTCAATGGCGCTCATTCCATCATATCTAATGATGGCGGCCAATTATATTTTACGGATTCCGGCGGGAGCAGAATAGATGTAACAGTTAGGCAAGTGCATGCAGACCAATGGGTTATGCCAAACAACATGCAAGTTGGTTACCATACCATACAAACAAATGATAATGGCGATTTATGGTTTTCAGGTGCCGATGGCAACCTAATTCCAATCCATATTAAATCATGGACAAGTTCATCAAAATATGATCTTAAAGAAAATTTTGAAACAATCAGTCCTGAAGACGCCCTGCAAAAAATATTAAGAACAGACGTAGTAAGCTGGAATTTCAAAGGCGAAACTGAGAAACACATTGGCCCTATCATTGGTGGCGGATATAGCATGGATACCTCCTTCATCGCTGAAAACGGAGAAGAGAAGAAAAGTGATGACATAGTAGGAGCACTCATGCTATCGACGAAGGCACTTGTAAATTATCATCAAGAATTAGTATTAAAAATAGCTGATCTTGAAGCGAGATTGGCAAAATTGGAGGCATAACATATGGAAATTCAAGCACAGGATTTTTACCCACAAATTATTGCAGATTTAAAAAATCAAATCGCCACACTGGCAGACCAAAAGGCAACACAAGCGGCGCTGGTAGCCTTGCAACAAGAGGAAATTAAGAGGCTAGAAGAACAATTAAAGGAGGCGATTGAGAAAAAAGAAGAAGTAGAAAAGGAATTGGCGGCAGAGAAGGCAAAACACACGAAATCTACACACACAAAAGGAGGAAATGAATGATGAAAATTGTCATTACATCAATTAATTTCAACTACAAAAACGGATATGACGGTGATTATACAAGCGTAAACTTATATTTTAATAGTACAGGAGCAACTTTTAACCTGAATGGATTTGTGGAGGTAAGCAAAGACGAATATGCAGCAGCAGCCGGGGATACAATCAAGCTGGAAGATTTAGTTAAAAACAAGGTGCAGGCAAATATGACGGATACAACGGAACAAGCTGCAGGGTAAGCATCCATTTTGGATGCTTTTTTATGTGTAAAAAGAAGGTGACTAAATTTGACGGTAGAAATTGGTGTGCTTATCGCAGCTGGCGGTTTACTTATCAGCTTTATGATGTACCGCCTTAATTCGACAAAGGAAGTAAAACATGACGGGCAGCAAAACGCCGAGATGAAAACAAAATTGGAATATATAAGCAAAGGTGTGGATGATATCCGCATCGATATAAAATCCAATGAAAAGCAGATGCAATTATTTAGCGAGCGCTTGACTAGAGTCGAGGAAAGCGCAAAACAGGCGCACAAACGCATAGATTCGCTGGAAGGAGGTGAACATGCATGAAAGGGTTTGACATTTACCACGGTAACGGCAATGTCGATTTTAAAAATGCATACGCTGCCGGCTACCGCATTGCCATGGTAAAGGCGACCGAGGGCAAGACGTTTAAGGACCCAAAGTTTTCCGCAAACGTCAAAGCTGCAAAAGCTGCCGGGTTTAAGGTGGGCGCCTACCATTTTGCCCGCTTTACGAGCCCGGCGGTAGCACGGCAGGAAGCGCGGTATTTTTATGGCGCCGTGAAAGGCTATCTCAAATACATGGATGAACCGTTGGTGCTGGATTTGGAAGTAAACCATGCCGGCAGCCAGCTGGTCGCGTCCATGCAGGCGTTTTTTTCAGAGTTGAAAAAGCTTACCGGTCATAGGCTCATGCTCTATAGCATGGGTTATTTTTATCTCTCAAATTTAAAAGGCCATCATCCCGGTATCCCGTTGTGGTACGCCCGATACGCATCCAAACCTATTGGCGTATCCAGTTATTATCTATGGCAAAAGTCGCAGACTGGGAAGGTGCCGGGGATCTCCGCCTATGTGGACATAAACGAGACAGGCCCGGATTATCCGTCCACATTGCAGGCCGAGGTTAAAAAGGCGGCAGCTGCGGTTACTACTGCTAAAAAGGCGGCGTCCACAGCTAAGGAGACAACAACAAAGGCAGTGGCCAGGCCAACAACCGCGGTAAAAACGACGCCGTACTATGTAACGGCCGGCAAATTAAACATCCGTAAGAGCCCGGGCGGGGACGTTATCGGGCAGCTTAACCACGGCGACAGGGTGCAGGTGCTGGGCATTTCTGCAGGTTGGGCAAAGATTAAATCCAACGATAAAGCCGTATATGTATCGGCTAAGTATCTAACAAAATCGCAATCTGCTACAAAGGTGGTAAAAAAGGCGGCGCCGAAACCTGTCTACCATACGGTGGTAAGGGGAGACACGGCGTCCGCCATTGCCAAAAAATACGGTGTCACGCTTGCACAGTTGAAAAGCTGGAACAAGCTTGATAGCAAATACACAATTTATGTCGGTGAAAAAATCCGCGTAAAATAAGGAGGAAACAACATGTTACACATTATTATTCAAGGTATCTATGCAATCATTCTGGCGGCAATTCCGGCGGTGTTGGCTTACGTCGGAAAATACGCGAAAAAATTTGTGCAATCTAAACACCTGGAGGGGATCGCCATCCGCGCGGTAAAATATGCGGAACAGTTAATGCCAGAACCGGGGCAGGGCGGGGAAAAGTACCGGGCCGCGTCTCAATATCTGGCGAAAAAGGCTTACCAACTGTTTAAGATTAACTTGGAGCCGGACGATATTCAGGCGCTGATTGAGGCGGCGGTGGCTGATCTCAACAAAGAAATGGCTACATTTGCGGACGCTCCGGCGAAAGAAGATGAGGAACCGGCCGAGGAAACGGAACATGCCGGGGAAGAAACGGCATCCACAGATGAACAGGTGCTCGGTACAATTGATGCAAATAATATTAGTGTAACGGCGGAAAACGTTGTTGCACAAGGAGCAAAAAAAGTCGGAGATATGACGCTGGAAGAATTACGGGCAGCGTTGGCGAATAAATAAGCCGGAGCCGGCAATACTAATGATCCACCAGGACAAATCAAAAAAGCCCTCGCAAATGCGGGGGCTTGAAATTTAAAAAATAACGTGATAATATCTTTTTAAAGGTATCGCATCCTTTTAAAAAAAATGCGTGGATTGAAACTGTGAATTGGATATTTGAGCTAAGCAAAAACTGCCGGGGCTTATTCCTCGGCAGTTTTGCTTTATAAATAAGGTCGTAAAACCCCTACGCCTTTAGGCTAGTGGTAGTTCAATTTTTAGCCAGAATTGCGTGGCTAAATATTTGTTTCCCAGGCATCCACAGTTGCTTTCATAGCTTCCATGGCATGTTTTTTTGTGGGAAAATGTTCTATGCCGGATTCCCCGTCATCGACATTGTAAGACGGAACTTCATCCGCATACGGATATTCCGGTCCCCAAGCGAAGAAGTAATTTCCATTTTCGGCCTTCCCGACGGCGTAGGCCTCGCCGTTATTTGGGAAGTTGTCACGCAATTCAACGATTTCTAATACCTCCACTTTCAACTCCTCCTCTTTTTCCTCTACATATTTCCTCATCAATTGTCGGATGACTTCACTCTTGTTTTGCATCAGTGCTTCATTTACGCGGTCGAACCGATCAAGAAGATCCTGATCAATCCTGTATTGCCTCGTACGTTTCACTTTCATACCTCCCATAACCAAAAAGATGGACACAACATGCGCATTGACATGATAAAAGTTTGTGATTATAATTAGTCCATGAACCATAACACAGGGTGTATTTAAATAGCATCTTTTTAATTAATTAACCTGTGCTATTTTTTGTTGAACCGTAACATGAGATGTAGGGGAAGAGGGAGCGAATATAAATCCGCTCTCTTTTCTATTTTTCTGGTTTCCCGAATTTTTCCGTCAGCGCAGTTTCTGATATAAACGTATAGGCGCCGTTACTTTTAAAATGGCCCTCCGGATAATCGGCGCCGTCTATCTCTTCCACCGATATGCCCCAAGTTTTTGCGGCGTCCTTTGCTTCCCACACCTTAATGCCCAGCGGTTTAAAAGTTTTTCGCATTTCCCGGTACATTTCGGAGGCTTCCGCACGATTCTTTCGTCTGTTATTACGTTCTGCTATTATTTCCTTTATTTTCTCGGCAGCCGCCAGGAACTCATCTTCCTCTACTTCCCACGTTCCGACCGTTTTATAATCTGTTTGTATTCTTGATTCGCTGTTGTCGAAAGTGGTTGACGGTAAAACCTCCCCAAGGCTGAATATGTAATCTTCCTTAACGGCATGTTCGACAATCGCAAATGCCTCGGCAGCTTTTGGTGTCCCCTTTACAAGCTCCGGGTAAACAGTTTCGGAATAAGACGTTTCTTTATACACAATTTTCATTTTTGTTTCCTCCTAATTTTTATGCGTTTATTTTAGCGCCTTTAAATCTCCAAAACGCTTTTGTTACCGGTGTATATGCGCCACGTTCTTGTGCCACAATAACACCGTTTTGCAATTCAAGAAACCCTTGTTCTTTACGGTATCCGGATCCTGTATAGTAATTTACGTATAAGCGTTCCTTCCCGTATTTTGCCCAGTAGTTAACGGAATAGGAATCGCTCTTCATTACGGAATTGATGTATGTTTCAACATCTTCCACCGTAATTTCTTTTGCTGCTTTTGCCTCCTTCCATGCGAGCCGGAGAGATTCTGCAAAGTATTCCTTTACCTTTCCGCCAAATTTACGTTGCCCTGCTTTAGCAATCTCCCAAGCCCGTTTCATAACGTTCATTTCTCTTATCTCCTTTCCTTATCTTGATTTCATTGTATCATTTTGTATGTACATTGTCAATACATTTTTAGATATTTTTTATTGGTTTTTGAAAAAAAGTGATCCCGCCAAAAAAAATCCCAAAAAATTTTTTCGAGATATATGGACAAAATAAGCCAATTTTCTTATAATTTTGTTAGCAGGCGTTCCCAATTGTCCATGTATTTGTAAAAAATACCCCCCTATATTATGCCTGCAAAAAAATAGAGCAGGGCTTTGCCTGCTCCTTTTTTACGAAGTTTCTGGATGGGGAAGGGGAAGCCTTAATCTTCCCACACATCATCCATCAGTTTTTCGATTTCTCTCTTCATTTCATCAGTGCGCTTTTTGTCAATTCGATATTCGCCGTTTTCATAAATCAGCGCATCGCCCTCTTTGGCACTCTTAGGAAGCTTGCTTCTTTCGATGTCCACCAGTTTCAGGCTCTCATCTTCACAAACTGCAAATTTTTCGCCCTCAAAATGATCAATAATATACCGTTTCATTGCCCTCACCTCGGCGTAAAAGACGTTTGTGTTTTGTATGTTTTGCCTTTGTAACTTGCCAAGACATCCACTTTTACTTTATATCCCTTTGCTGCCCGGCTTATTTTAATAGGGAGTTTCGAGCCGACTTTCCCATTGTATGTCGTATTTTTTGACTTATAGTGGCAAACTGCTTTATACTTTGTGCCGTTGGGCAGCCCTCGGACCGTTAGATAAATCGTGCTGTATTGTTTTGGTCTCGAGTTGCTTACAGACGCAGACAGCTTGTAAGATGATTTTGCCACTGTACTGGTGGTAGACGTGCTAACCGGTTTAGTGTTAAAACTCAAATTTTTGCCATCCGTGGTTGCCACGATCGTGCCTTGTTTATCCGTACGAAAAACCTTTACTTTAGCAGATTTTAGGCGATTAAGCGTGTCCGCTGTAGGGTGTCCGTAGCTGTTTCCTTTGCCAACGCTAATTACGGCGTAGGCAGGTTTAACAGCCCGCAAAAAAGCGGTACTTGTGGACGTTTTAGCTCCGTGATGACCAACTTTTAAAACGTCCGATCGTAAATATTGTTTGGATTTAATCATGTCCGTTTCAGCTTTAAATTCTGCATCACCGGTAAACAAGAATGATTTCTTGCCATACTGTACCCGCAAAACAGCGCTGTTGTCATTTAAATCGCTGTAACTTTTTACCGGTCCGACGAATTTCGCCGAGACGCCTTTTACAGGCAAACTTACGCCTTTCGTAGCTGTTTTTGCTTTCAAGCCTTCATTTTTAACGGCTCTCAGCAAATTAGCATAAGTTTGGGTGCTGTTGGACACCCGGGGCGCATAAAAAGACTTAACCTTGTAGGCTCTTAGCACCTCGTCTAATCCGCCGATATGATCGGCATCTGGATGTGTCGCGATCATCACTTCAATGTCACCGACATGCTGCCGTTTTAAATAGGATACTACTTTGTTTCCGTCACGGCCGCCATCAATTATGATGTCCTCTCCGTTTGGTGCCTTAATATAAATCGAGTCACCCTGTCCAACGTTTATGTAGTGGACATACATTTTCTTTGTTGCCGCGTCCGGGCTTTGTGGCAACGCTACCAAAGACAGCAATAAAGCGAGCGCAACTAAGACTTTAAACCTAAAATTTTTCATCTTCATCTCTCCCTTCGTGAATATTTTATATGAGAATTTTGGATATGCAATGGGTTTTTGAAAAAAATATGTAAATGCCTGCAAAAAAGAGCAGGCTTTCACCTGCTCTTTTTTCTACTCAATACAGCTGGCTGGCTGTCATCCTTTGAGTTGTTGACGAATTGTTGACGAAATTCATCATTGTTGACCATTTTACTCCCCATAAAATCAGATAACTAATTTTTAAAATCCACTTATACCAATGGTTTTCGATTCATTTCCATCGAGTTCCTAAATTGCCTAACACCTTCCCAAGGTGTGGGTCGCGGGTTCGAGTCCCGTCTTCCGCTTAAAGTTTAAACGCTCAAACCTCTTGATATAAAAGGGTTTGAGCGTTTTTTGCTTTTCAATAAATTGTAGCTCACGGAAGCACAATTTATGACTTGTTGACGGATTGTTGACGGTTTGATTCTTTTTGGCTTTTTGACCGGAAAATAGTATCCAATTTTTCAGCTGCCGACTTATCCGCAGTTCGGAGCGCGTGTCCGTAAGTATCCATCGTAATACCGATATCAGCATGCCCAAGTCTTTCTGATATAATTTTAGCATGCACACCCTGGTTAATTAGAAGCGTAGCCGAAGTATGTCGCAGATCGTGCAGGCGGATATGCCTTACTCCAGCTTTTTTAACAAATCGGGACCACCATTTGCTTGGTGTCGTCGGATAAAGATGATGACCGTATTCGTTACAAAACAGCCATTGGTGTTCTTGCTCATATGCATCGCCCATTTTTTCCTTTTCTTTTTCAAGATACTTTACATAAAACTTTAGCTCATCCATAACGGTTTTAGGCAACGAGACAAGGCGTGCCGACTTTTTAGTTTTAGTTGACTTGATTTCGGGTTTATTATTTTCTCCCATTACAATGGTCTGGTCAATCTCAATTGTCTGCTCGTCAAAGTTTATTTTCGAGACTTCAAGCCCTAATAATTCGCCTTTCCGCAGCCCGCCGGCCAATGCGAGGGAAGTAAAGATCCGCCAATGGATCGGCTCAGATTGTACAGCTAAAAAAAGTTGTTCCACTTCTTCCTCGTCATACACATTAACTTTGTGCATTTCCTCATCCTTATTTCGTGGCTTTTTCACACCGTCTACCGGATTGTTTTTTACCAGCTTCCATTCGTAAGCACGGCTCATGATGTTCCTTATCACCCGGTATGTATATTGTTTGACGTGGATTGAGCTTTCCCCATTTCCATCGGTGCGCTTTAGATTATTCAAAAGGTTTACGATGTGTATTGTTTTGATTTGGTCTAGCCTAAGGTCACCAAGCACCGGTTCTATATGGTTTTTAAAGTTGCTCAGATAATTATTTAAAGTGCCACCTGACAGGGCTTCTTTTGCATATTTTTTCTCCCATTCCTTTACAAACTCAGATAGTACCATTTTTTCAGGCGCAATATATTCCCCGGCTTCCACTTCAATTTTAAATTTTGTCAGTTCATCATTTAAATACTCATTGAGTTTTTTCTTTTTCTTTAATAACTGCGGATCATTAACATGGATTGTTTTTGTTCTTTTTAGGCGTTTTCCCTTCGCACTATATCCAATCTCAACAACAAGTAGAAAAGAGTTTGCGCCACGTTTTTGTATACTTGCCATATTCATTTACCTCCATTTTGTACAAAAAACTCATTGACATTGTACAGAAAATTAAGTACGTATGTTCTTCTTTAGTTCTAAAGAAAAGCCCCTCAGGGCCTTTCTTATCTTTCACATGCATAATTGTCGTGATCCCGGTCCATCTTTTCTTGATAAGCAGGGTGTCCTTTCGGCACTCCGTTTGGATATTTTTTTCTCAACTCGGTACAGTTTGCAAAAATTTCTGTGCCTCCGGAAGAAGTAGGGGCGCTCGTGGCCGATGAGCTTGAACCATTTGAAGATCCAGAATTCGTTGAATGCCTCGTTGTGCTAGAACTTGATCTACTGGAAGCTGTGCTTGTTCCACTTGATGTCTTTGCACAACCATTAAATCCAGAGTCCGTTACATATCCACTTTCTGACCATATATTGAGGTGCCTGCTTTTAGCAGCATTTTCATCACTTTCATATTTTGAGAGATACTTGTATGGCGGTTTATAAATGTAAGCCACCCGGGCATATCCGCCTTTCAGTAATTCTTCCTGGACTGATTTTCCGTTGACATAAACATAGGCCAGCAACCGACCATATTTATCATATTTATCACCGTTGGTTTCAAATTCGAGTGTCAGCTTGCCACTATTAACCAGCTGCTTGTTTTTGTTATAGGCACTTTCCGCAAACGGCTGTACACATGTTCCTGGTTTCTTTTCCTCTGGCGTGTCAACCAACAGGTACCGCACCGTTTCGGTTTTACCTTTGTAGTTTACCTTTATGGTATCCCCATCAACGGTTTCAACTAATGTTACAGGCTCTTGATTGGTTGGTGTAACATTTGTTTGCTTGTTGGTATTATTGGATTTTGATTGATTATTTTTGGTTTTTACAGCGGCAGTTGTGCCTGCGGCCACGGAAGCTTTATCTTTCTTTTGCTCATCCGCCTTTTTATCCTCATCTGCTTTCTTACTCTTCTCCTCTTTTTTGTCTTTATCCGCCTTCTTAGCAGTGGTTTCACTCTTTTTATTTTCTGCTTTTTTAATTTCAGACGAAGCTGTTTTTGTCTTGTTATCTTTAGTTGCTACATCTTGGTTTGGCGAACAAATTGAAAAAAGGACAGAGAAAACTATTGTTAAAATAAGGTAACCTATACCAGCAGATTTTCTTGATCTCTTCTTAGACCAAAACGCTAACTTTGGCTCAAACAAACCCGCAATCATTAAAGAAAAGCATACGCCTGACAGTAATAGGAAAAACCCGTATAAATATCTTCCAAGTACCAATAAGATGAGTAACACGACAATTATTCCTGCATACAACAGACTACCCTTTTTCACCATTTATCCCCCTCAATCTAAAAAATTATATAATTATGAAGCTAGATCCTCTGAAAAATCATCGGATAGCTTATAATCACTGGAATTTTTATAAGCCGGCAAACCATGCATATAAGACTTCGCATTTTTATAGATCGCTGGATTGATAAAATACCCACTTGAAGCTTTATAAAATTTGTAAGGGTCGAGATCAACAAGCTGCAAGAAGTTCTCATAGGAAATCGAATTTGCATCCTTTTTAGTAAAGTAAGCAATAATGGCAGTGCCTGTGCTTTTATTTCCTTTGGTATTTTCAAAAGTCGTGTCCCGGATAAACGCAAATCCGTTTACATTCGAATTATTTTTTTCTTTTTCCATGATTCTGGTACTATATAAAGCAAAATTCTGGAGCATGGTTTTCTCATTCGTTTCAAATTCATCTTTGAATTCGATCACTGCAATTTTATCTTTTATATAAGCTGTTTTTACATTGTCTTTATCTGCTTTTTTAGCGGCTAATTTTAACTCGGAGCTGCTGGATGCTCCTTTCATGGTATCTGATTCGACTGTATCCGAGCTGGAATCGGAAGAAGCTGTATTTGATTTATCATTTGTATCTTTACCAGTAAATTCATCGACAGTAGTGTCATAATCCGTCAAAAGTCCCTTTTGTTCTTTCCTTATCAACACATAAGCGGTTGAGTTAATATCATTACTCATGTCAAATGTAAGAATTACATAAGAATCTTTTGCTAATTTATGTTTGATGCTGTAATACCACATGTTGCTATTATTAGGGTCTTTCTTCGTTGGCTTCCCTATTGCCTTAATCACTTGTTTTTTTGTCATTCCTATTTTCAAATTTTTATATTCAGTTGGCGCAATATAGTTAACATGGCGCTTAGGCGCTTGAGCTTGAGGCTTGCCGCAGCCCATTAATGATAAAATTACAGATAATGTTATTAATGAAATAACAATTTTTCTCATATATATTCGCCTCGAGTTATAAGTTTTTCCAGTTGGTTTACAGTGAAAATTGTTCCTTGCCGTTAGCCATGATTACTAAATTCTGCTTTTTTACGTTTGGAATTCTATAAAATATTGGATCTGGTTGTAGCTCACGTAATTCATCAGAATCTGTATTGAAAATACAAGTTTCCTGCAATAAATTTAAGCGGTTCAAAGCAAAATCAACCGTCACATTATATTCTTTCGCAAGTTCATCAGCTAAAATTTGACGATTATTATAATGTTGAGAAACATCAGCTTTTAATATCCAGCTAACCGGCATTAATAAATTTGCAGCCAATTTGAAAGCCTGCAGTTCCGTTTTATTCAGTGAATATTCGTTCATCAGCAATTCGTTTGAATAGTGTAGATACAAATGAGAAAATTCTTCAGCAAGAATTTGTCTTTCGACAATTTCATTTTTGTATGTCCCTAATTCAATAAGGCCCCGTCGCTTATCTTTAATAGGCCAGGATCGACTGTATGGTTCCTTGATGTGATTTATTTTCATGCCATATAAATCGCATAGTGTAAATAGATCAATTTCAGACGGATGCTTGAATTGAACATGTTTCAATATTTTCTTTGCCTCTTCTTCGTAAAAATCTTTTTTCTTCATTAAAATAAATTGTCGAAGTCTCATTGTTCCACCTCAAATCGGATATGTCATTCTAAATAGTCATTATCATCCTTTAATGCTTCCTCTACATATTTCTTGTATAACTCATAAGATTTTATCAAGTGCCTTACGTTTTTTTCGGGATCTTTTTTTAAATCATGGAATAATGATGGATGTTTCAATAATTCCTTAAAAACTTCATATTCATCTTTATCCAATGTGATTTTTTCTCCAGCAACATCAATTTCCTTGTCCTCTTCACCCAATATGTAAGCAGTCGTTACTCCAAATAAATCAGCAAACGCTTTTATTTCTTGGTCTTTCAACGGACGTTTACCGGATTCAATTCTGCTTATCACCGAATAATCTATTCCTATTCGTTTTTCAACTTCCCTCAAAGACCAGTTGTTCTGTTCCCTTAGTTTTTTAATAATCTGACCTGGTTCGGACATGGTATCACCACGCTTTTTTCTGTTTTAGCAATAATATTTTATCATGTTTCTGTTTTAGAAACATATTTTTTGCTGAAATAACAACAAAAAATGTTGACTTTGCCAAAATAACAACTTATAATAGAGACAAGTTGTTAATATAGCAACAAGAAAGGAGGACATCATGCAACAGTTTAACCTTGCGTTCATTGTTAAAAGAAGGAAAGAACTCAATCTTTCACTTCAGTATATGGCGGATGGATTAGGATTCAGGAATGCCTCAACCTATTTAAAATACGAAAGGGGAGAATATCAGTTAAGGGCAAATCAACTGCCCATTTTAGCCAAGCTACTGCAATGCAGTGTATCAGATTTTTTTATAAAAAACGTTGCTAAATCAGCAACAAAAGCAAAGGAGGTTTGTTAATTGAACTCATTGCAAGTCTTCAATTTTAAACAAAATGAAGTTCGCACCATTTTAAAAGATGGCGAACCATGGTTTGTTGCAAAAGATGTAGCAAGTATTTTGGAATTTAAAGATGCTTTTTCGATGTGCCAGCATTTAGACGATGATGAAAAGCAAAACCTTCAATTAGAAGGTTTTAAACGGGGAGCTATTGCCATAAGCGAGTCAGGACTATATTCAGCAATACTCCGCAGCCGCAAACCTGAAGCCAAAGAATTCAAACGTTGGATTACCCATGAGGTTATCCCGTCCATCCGAAAACATGGCGCATACATGACACCAGAAACGCTCGAAAAAACAATCAGTGATCCTGACTTCCTGATCGGGCTACTTACCAATCTCAAAGAAGAAAAAGCAAAACGAGTTAAGGCCGAGCAGGAACGAAATCAATTGATCGAACAGCAAAAAGCTGACCTACCGTATACAAGTTTTGGAAAAGTCGTTTCAAACTCAACTGGTGCAATCAGTATCGGAGCATTTGCCAAAATGCTGTACGACAAGCACGGCATCAACATCGGCCGTAACAAATTATTCGCTTGGCTACGTTCCCATGGATATCTCATCTCCGGCGGACGTGAACACAACAATCCAAAACAAACTTATTTGGAACAAGGGTTGTTTGTTGTAAAGCCAACCGTTGTCAGCCGAACAGAAGGAGACGTTGAAAAACTAACACCTCTAATCACTGGCAAGGGTCAAATCAAAATTGCCGAACTCCTGATCAAAGAATTTGAGGTGGTGGTCTAAATGCGTAACAACACCCTAACAGTCCAAGAAGTTGCAACTTATTTAGGTGTTCACCCAGACACAATTTATACCATGGTCCGTGAAAAGCAGATCCCATTTTTCCGAGTTAGGAAACGCATCTTCTTTTCGCGTGAATCAATCGATAAATGGATTGCTGCCCAGGAAAACAGTGTTGCATCGTTCTAGTTTTATCTTACTGTTTTCTGATGTCCAGAATAAACAAGATCTTTGTACAGGGGGAAACTACTGATGAAAGAATCTGCAAAGGTGCAAGAAGCCTTGGCGATTCTGCAACAAGATGGGCTAACACAGAAACAGATCGCGAAGGACACTTATCAATCATACGAATCGGTTAACAAACAGCGAAAAGGGGAGAGGACCATGAACAAGGATGTTGCCCACCGGGCCATGCAGATCTACCAAAACTATGAGTTTGAGGCATCCATCCTGCACGAGTTTTCGGACGGCCTCGCTAGCCCGGTTATGGGCGGTCCATACGTCGAACGGCACCGAATGGTACTTGAAGAAATCACGGAAGCAGAGGTAAAAGATGTTATCAGGATCATCAATGAAGTTTCCTTGGTAAAGCCGCCAAATGTGTGTTCAAAGGACGAGCGGGAGAATGTCCGTCGCATGATGCACGAGCTCATTGAAGCGCGGGTGGCGATTGACAACCTGCTCATGGTGTTGGAAAGAGACTACGGACTTTCGGTTTTAGAAGAATCGAAGAAAGTCCTAAAAAAACTGAGAAGTGAGAGGAGAGTTTGATGATTACCAAAGAAGATTTTCTACCGGCTGATTTGCCGAAGGCAATCGAACATTACAAATGCTGTAAAACCTGCCTGCATCTCGCTGAAACTGAACTGGAAATTGGGCAGATCGACATGGCAGAAATGCGAATGATTGATTTCAACCGGTCACTTGCAGAACTTAAGCGACTGAAGGAGCGGAAAGTTCAACAGGACCGAATCAATGCCATGATCTTTGAGTTGATCGAAAAAGGCATTGATATTCACAAAATTATATTTTTGGGTGGCCAACAAAATGGGTGAGCTATTTTTCATGGGGTTGTTCCTGCCGGCCATAATCATTGGGAGATGGGTTTTAGAGGAATGGTTGAAATGAATATTTACGAAAAGGCTGAAATTATTCTGAAGTCACTATCCGAATATATCAACGTTGACGATGAAGCTTTTCATGACATTTACATTAAAGCAATTGTCAACGGATTGGTTGAAATCAGGAAAAAAGAAAAGCAGTAAGAAGTTGGCGCTTCAAACTGCCTATAACGTTCACGCATGTAATTTACTCTTTCATTGTATCACAGTGAGGTGTGTTAAATGAAGAAAAAACTGACTAACTATTCAAGCGTTGATCATCATTGGAAAAAGCTGCTAGGTTGCAAGTGCGGATGGTTCATTGAGACCACAGACGTGCTTCTCATTATCAAAGATTACAACCATAGCAGGCTAATAGATTACAGGCAAGAAATTAAGTCGAAACTAGGCGCAATGATCGCCTAGTCCGCCGGAGATAGCCTCCCGGCGCTGATGAGACAGGCTGCGGAAAGGGGCGAATCAATGAAAATTAAAACAGGTGATTGGCTTAAACTGAATCGTTTTGAAAAGCACATATTGTTGTGTTTGGCAATTCAAGCTGGAAGGAGTGAAAAGAGTGAAACAGCCAGTGCTTAATGTGAATGGGAAACGATTCAAAATCCATTCGATTAATTGGTATAAAAATGGTGAGATTTGCCATATCTCAGTTTTCATGAACGGGGAGAGCAAAACGATTTTCAATGATGATGCTTCTATCTTCAAGTACGGAATTGTTTTCGACGGTGAAACGGAAGATTCGTATTCACAGCATTACATGCTTGACTTAAGCCAGGAAGGAATGATTACGAATGATTAACACAATTGAACACCCGGATATTACCAGAGTGCGCCGATTTGGATATCTGCAAAATAATGATCCGGAGCTTTTCGGTTGCGACTACTTCGGTGATGAAATCTTTTATGGCGACGATGTGGTTGAAATTGACGGTGAACTTGTTTTACAAGACAATCTTCAAAAATTTTTGGTTGAGCTCTACGGCGCAAAGTTTTACACGGCATAATAAAAAACTCCCATTGCCGTGGGAGTAAGTTGCTTTAAATAAGACTACACCTTAATTCTATCGGTCTTTGAAAATTTTATCAAGAGGTGAAGAAGCATGGCGATGAATCAAAACGCTATTTCCACAAAAGAAATGAGCCGTCATGAATGGCTTCAGGCTCGCACCAAGGGGATTGGCGGTAGTGATGCCGGCATTATCCTGGGCCTGAATAAATACAAGACGCCTTTCGAACTCTGGCTTGAAAAGACTGGCCAGGTCGATCCCCAAGAAGGCGACAGTGAAGCGATCTATTGGGGAAACCAAATGGAAAATGTCGTGGCAAAAGAGTTTGAAAAACGAACGGATAAAAAGGTACGCCGGTCAAACTTTATGTACAGCCATCCAGAGTATCCTTTTATCCGTGCCAATGTCGATAGGTTGGTAGTTGGAGAATCGGCCGTACTTGAATGCAAGACGGCCAGCGCTTACCTTGCAAAAGAGTGGGCAGGTGACGAGGTTCCAGCCTCTTACCTTGTCCAAGTCCAGCACTATCTGGGCGTTACCGGCAAGGAAAAAGGATATATTGCCGTGCTGATCGGAGGGAATCGGTTCGTATGGAAAGAAATCGAACGCGACGATGAACTGATCAGCATGATTTTCCAAGCTGAAAAGGATTTTTGGGAAAACAATGTGCTGGCCGGAGTTGCCCCTGAACTGGACGGAAGCAGCGCGGCTGAGAAGTATCTGGCCGAAAAATATGCCAAATCGGATCCTGATAAAGAGATCGTTCTTCCAAAAGATTTCAATGCCTATTTGGAAGAATACTTCAAAATCAAGGAAAACGAGAAGCTGATTAAAGCTGCGAAAACTGAGATTGAAAACAAACTTAAAGCTGAGCTGAAAGAAGCGGAGATTGGCCGGGTTGGCGACTATATCGTCACTTGGAAGAAGCAGGTACAGAAACGCGTTGATTCCAAAGCATTACGGGAAAAGTTCCCCGATATTCACCAGCAAGTTATTAAAGAAACATCATTCCGCAAACTTGCGGTTAAGGAGGAAAAATAATGGCAACAAATGCAGCGCTAAAAAACCAAATTGCAAGCAAGCAGGGAGGAACCAAACAAGTATCTGCTCAATCGTTGGGGTTAAAAGCTTTGCTCAATACCCCAACGATGCAAAAAAAGTTTGAACAAGTTTTGGACAAGAAGGCACCACAATTTATGTCTTCTTTGCTCAACCTTTACAACGGTGATCCGAACATTCAGGCCGCCGAGCCAATGAGCATTATTTCAAGCGCCATGGTCGCAGCAAGCCTTGATCTTCCAGTTGACAAAAACCTAGGTTATGCCTGGATCGTTCCATTTTATGACAGTAAGAAAGGCCATAAGGTAGCACAGTTCCAGCTTGGTTATAAGGGGTACATTCAACTGGCATTACGGACTGGCCAATATAAAGCGATCAACGTCATCGCTGTTCATGAAGGTGAGCTCATTAAGTGGAACCGGCTGACCGAAGAAATCGAACTGGATTTAGAAGGTGCCACAAGCGAGAAGGTAATCGGATACTGCGGATATTTCAAGCTGATCAATGGCTTTGAAAAGACGGTCTACTGGACCAAGGATGAGATCGAAGCGCACAGGGTTAAGCATAACAAGATGAAGGACAAGAATGCTCTCAATAATGTATGGAAAAGCGATTATGACGCTATGGCCATGAAAACGGTCATCCGCAACATGCTCAGTAAGTGGGGAATTTTGAGCATTGAAATGCAGACGGCCGTTACCGAAGATGAACGGGAAACACATGATATCACGGATGAAACGAATGCGGAAGAACCTGAAATCATTGATTACCATCCAGAACCGGAGACCGAGAAAGAAGAAGCGTCGCAACAGGAGCAGGCAAAAGTGGAAGATAAGAAATCGGCTGTTGAAATGGATGAAAATGACCTTCCATTCTAAAAAAATCCCCCTCACCTCGAGGGGGAAACAACACAGGAAATTGAGGTGGTGAAAGCATGGCCAATATATACAGAGTACAAAAGAACGGCAACTACGTCGTAATGAATAAAACATCGCTTATGGATGAAAGGCTGAGCTGGAAAGCGAAAGGGCTGCATGCCTATATGCTTTCTTTACCCGACGATTGGAGGTTTTATGACACAGAGTTGCAAAAACATGCTAAGGACGGACGCGACTCACTTCGGACTGCGCTTAAAGAACTGCGAGATCTGGGTTATTTAAAGCGGGTGCAGCACCGGAATGAGGACGGGACATTCAACTATGAAACACTTGTTTTTGAAGTCCCTCAAATGGATCCACCGTTACCGGGAAAACCGTTGACGGATTATCCGTCGACGGAAAAACCGTTGACGGATTATCCGTCGACGGAAAACCCGAAACTACTAAGTAATAATGAACTAAGTATTGATGAACTAAATAATAATGGACTAAGTAATGAAGCAGCTGCTGTAAAGAAGTTGCTCAATCGATTTATAGAATTAAGGAATCACGGATTTGTTGCTACGCCCAAAGATGAAGCAGCAGCAGCTGAGATCATCAAATTCGGAGTAAATGTTGATGATGCAATTAGGTGGATGGAAGAGAAATTCGCTTCCCACCAGCCTAAACATCCTAAGGACTATATCAAGACACTGGACTATTGTTCCGGCTATATATTTGACCGGTTCATTAAAAAACAGGAAGCAGAAAGAGGTGAAGGCAATGGAACAAAGATTCCAAAGTATCGCAGAAGTTATGGCCGACCTGCTGGAAAAAGCGCAGAACAGGCAATCCGAGAAGCCCAAGAAGCAAGACGAGCATGGGGCGGATGAATACGAATGCCCGATTTGTAAGGACACCGAATTTGTTTTTTACCGAAATGAACAAGGGTATGAATTCGCCAAGCCTTGCGAATGCCGGGAAAGAAAAGCATGGCGGCGCCGGTTCCGAAACTCCATGATTCCAGATGAGTTTACAAACGCCAATTTTGAAAACTATCAGCGTACGAGCCAAATCCAAGAAGACATGTATGACCTTACAAAAAGGTATTTGCAAGAATACAAGATGACGACCAATGAAAATGGCGAAAAGGAAAAAACGGTTTCTTCCCATAATTTTGGGTTGATTGCAGTTTTTGGCGAACAGCGCATGAAAGAATTGCCATCAGCAGAGCGGGCCGCCGTGAAACAGCAACATAACAATTTTGGGATTGGAAAGACTCATCTGCAGATTGCACTGGCAAAACGCCTGATTAAAGACGGATTCAATGTTCTGGTTATATCAGATGTCACTTTCATGGACGAGCTTATTCAGGCCCGGATGATGAATGATGAGGGAGAGCAGCTGAACCGTTTGCTTTATGCGGCCACAAATGCAGATGTACTTATTTGGGATGACATCGGCAAAGTGAAGTGGTCGGAAGCGAAGGAATCTCTTTACTACCAGATTATTAACGAGCGATACCGGAAACAGAAACCGATTGTATTCAACTCGAATGAGGATCGCGGCACCTTGGCAGAAAAAGTAGGATATGCGGCCGCAAGCCGGCTAATTGGGCAGTGCGGAAAATACCTGCTTGAAGCCGAGGGGACTGACTGGCGTCTCAAGAAAGGAGCAAGCTGATGTGTGAACTATGTAATGGCCGGCATGTTGTTTACGAGGATATGGGATTTGGAATCATGGTAAAACCTTGCCCGGCGTGCGGACCGAAGCCGCAAGAGCAAATTAAGAAAGAAGAAATCATTTTGCAACGACGTTTGGAAGAAGCGCGGGATCAACTCAAGATAGAAAGGGTGTACTAAAATGACAAACGCCACAATTACCGAGTTGAAGCGGAGCCACCTACTCCGCCAACTCGAAAATAACGGTGTAACTCAATTCAATAATAAATCAATCTACGACTTATCTTATCACGATCTGGTGTACGCTTTAACCCTTCAAAAAATACAAATGGGTGAGTGATATGGCAAAGAATCCGGTTATCCAGCAGGCTTATGAGCGTGGCAAGCGTGAGGGAATCGAGATCGGCATGCAGATGGGCATTAGCAAAGCGATTGGATTTATGCAGGCAAGGCTAAACAAACTGGCTGAGACGCCCGGGATCGGGCCCAAGACGATAGAAAAATTTAAGGAAGCATTTGGGGAGGAGTACTTTAAGTGAACCTACAAAAATTATTTAAAGCGCAGGCGGAATTGGACAAACACATTATTGAAAAGAAAGGATTGCAGGGCGTTAATTTGCTACCGAACTTAATCCTGGCTTTGCAAGTTGAACTTGGCGAATGTGCAAATGAATGGCGAGGGTTTAAGCATTGGAGCAATGATCAGGAACCGAGGACAGAAATACCGATTGATTGTTCGTATTGTTACGGTAAAGGTTACATGAACCATGATGAAGTTTTTGAAGGTGGAGAACCTTGGCCTTGTAAAAGGTGTGATGGATCAGGCGTTTACGGATACAAAAATCCTTTACTTGAAGAATACGTTGATTGCCTGCATTTCATTTTGAGTATTGGAAACCGTCTTGGGTTGCAAGATATAAATCCTTGGTATTCCAGTGTTGCGGTCAGCTTTGGCGCCGATAAATTAACAATG